CTTGTTGTAGAGCCTCATAATCTCCCTGTTGTCTTGCATAGTCATTCACAATTCGATCAACTGATCTACCTTCCCTTCCCATTGCTTGGACTGATGCTCTTGCTTGAAGAGATCTCCATCTGTATTGCTTAGTAGCAACAGCTTCTTGCATTGCTACTTCTTGGAATTGCTGGCTAATAGCTTCACTATCACTAATATAACTAGCTCCTGCTGCTGCTCTGGTTTGTGCTACAACCTCTGCTTGTCGTATTGATTTTGTAAGCTCAACATTCCTTAAAGCATTGGTATAAGCAAGTTGGTTGTTGTGATTAACAGTCTCTTTCCAATAGTTATATTGTTTATTCGCATCATTTATCTTTGCATTAAAACCAGCTTGCCAGCTTGCGAATTGATTATTGGCATCTTGGAAAGCAGTTTGGTTTAAATAGTCTTGCTTCTGTGCGTTATATCCTGCTATGGACTGAGCAACCCCAAGACCTGCTTGGGCTGCCCCTAATGCCATTGCTCCAGTAATCGCAACCATTATGCTTTCCTCCAGAAATGATTAAACAACTGACAAGATTTACCCATTGGTTTAGGTGGATCTATTTCAAAACCTAAGTGTTTTAAGAATCTAATGTTTTTAGTATTAGAACTTAAAGCCCAATTATGCAGCATTTGTTCTCCACCTGCTAAGAGTTGTTCTATCCATGCTTCACCGAATCTTATTAATTGTCTTCGATGGCTATTAGTAGCTGTTAATGAATCAGTTCCAAGAAGCCATATATGCCCTTCATTTACCCCGCAAACTGCACAGGGGATACCATCATCTCCCTCTAGTAAATGCCTCGTTTTACTATATTTCCAACTATTAATTACGGCTTCCCATCCTGTCAGGCTATGACTGTAAAACACTTCCAACCTGTCTTGTTCTCTTAAATTATCCGCTATATGCTCCACATGTGCAAATGTTGGATCAATACATCTCATTGTATTGACCTCGCTTGTGATGTAATTAATCCCACCCATTCACAAGTAGAGAACTTACAAGGGTGAATTGTTTTGTTATGAATCTCGACTACACAGTTTTCACCTTTTGAGTTAATCGGTATTCGGAAGACTCCCTCAAAGAAGCGATCATTATCTCTGTCATAACCAGTAGCAGGCAAGGTGTTACCTAATACTGAATCTCTTACTCTTAAGATCGTTCCGTCAAACTTATATACAGCCGTATCTCTTCTCTCTGCTTTAACGTGTATCTCAAAATAATTAGTCTGGTGATACCTTAACTTCGCATGTCTTACTTGTGTTCTCTCTACGTTGCCCGGTGCTTTTCCTCCACCAATCTCTTTATATAATTTGAATTTAGTAAAGCGATAAGTGAAATCAAATACCTCTCCAAAATAAACGGGTGATGTAGACCAGTCACCCTCTGCTGTTATGGAAGTTCCACTACTAGCAGTTCCTAAATAAACAGCACCGTCTGTTGTTGTGTTAAATCCTGACCATGCTTGAGTTTCTTTAACGATGGTAAAAGGTAATGTCCAAGTCGTTTGCTTGGTTGCGTTGTTATAACTCCCGGCTGATACTCTTATTGCTGCTGGAGTGTCAGTAGTTGTAGAAACCTTTCTATCTAAAAGGAATGGATATGGGCTAGGTGATACATCACTAAGCCTGTCAGCAACAGGCATCTTTTCTAACCAAACATCATCACCATATTGAGCAAGCAAGTAAAGAGTTTCCTCTACGCATAAGACCTGCAAGATCTTGTCTGCACCATTTAATTCCCAATAAGACCAACTGCTTTGCGCTCTCTCTGCACCTGATCCTGTATTTCTATAGAAGTATTTATAAACATATACTCGATCTTCAAAGCCCGTTTTACTTGATAAAGCAAACCAAGAATTACCTGTATCGTTAGAAGTTAATTTAAAAACATCTGATGGAATATAGCTATTAACGTAACTTGTTAAATCTGAAGCATCAGCAACTAAAGCTGAACCTGCACCTTTAACAGAGAACTCACGGAAACTACTCCAAATACCATTTGCTTGTGCAAAGATAATCGTTCCAGCTACAGGTAAAGGTCGGCAATTAATGTCTACTTCAAACTGAGTTAATACAGTAATGACAGCAGTAGATGGAGTTAATATTGTTTCTGCTGCATTAAATCTAAATTGGATTTGATCAGAAAATATAATTAATTCATCCTGATATGGTATAGCATATCTAAGGATTGACACCTTTGTATTGCTTGCTTGTAGATCAATAGGATCAGAGTCAAGTAATGTTGTTACTGTCTCTGGGAAGAAGTCAAAGAAAGCTTTTGCCCGACTTAAAATAATATTTTCATCAGCTAAGAATCCTAATCTGTTCTTATAAATAAATACGTCTTGAATAGGGAATCCGATAAAGCTTGGATTTGGTGCGCTATCAGTATCACCACAAGTTCTTTCACCCCATGTAGGAAGGTCTGTTCCCCCAAAAGTTGATCCATCAGCAGGGCCAAAGTGAAATTGCACATTTCCGTTAGTATCAGTATCTTTAACTCTGACTAATAGATGAGGCATGGTGTCCTTATCTATTTTGTAAAATTCTCCGGGGCTAACGCACTCTTGCCATGAACCTTCTCCAAATGTTCCGGCTCCTGTTCTTGGAACAAATTCAACATGGTAATTATCAAAAGAATTTGATGGATCACCAAGGATTTTTATTTGATAACCAGAGGGTGCAATAGTTGGAAGCTCTGTAAATACCTGTACTTCTGAGGTGATACAAGTTATATCTGCGTTTGCTCTAGCATCCTGCGCTGCAATGGTTATAGATTCACCAGAGGTGACATGGAGAACACTTTTATTCCTAGTGATAGAAACAGTCTTACCGTTAATTGTGTTGGGTGTTGCTGGAACTACTCCTTTAACCGTTGCTATATGAACAGCAGTTGTATCTGTCCCACCTTCTAAGATGTTTTTTGCTACATAAATTTTATCTCCTATTACATAATTAGTTCCATGATCACCACTACCAGAGACGACTAGGCTAGTTATAAGAGAGCCATTCATCACCACGTTTAACTTTAAACCTGTTCCTGATCCATCAGTGGTCGTAACGGTACTAGTAGCTGTTGTGTTCTGAGTAACAGTTGGTTTCTCAATTATTAGATAATCTGGATATGTAATCAGGCCCGTTCCTGAATTAATGCTGCCCGGATAAAAGGCGTTCATTAATCGTTCTGCTATATCAGCAGTACTAATCCTGTTCTCTATCGTTTCGCTACCACTGACAATGACTGGTGCAACTGCTGTTGTTACTGTTACCTGTTTTCCATGAATATTACAAATGTACTGTTGCCCATAATTTCCAGCCTTCACCCATACCAGTGCTTCATGCGTTGTAGGTCTTGCCGTAGCTGGTGCTTTATCAGCTTCAGCAGTCATTAATGCTGGACTTGTTTTGGTATTGCTAATGAATGTGTAGTCAGCAATGGTCGCTGCTCTTATATCTGTCTTTGAGCTGCTAACAGTTGATAGATAGTTAAAAGCATTAGTCGCAACATTGACTGTCTTTTCATTGCCATCTAAATCAAAGACCTTGATTGATGTTTTACTAATAACAACTAAATACTTTTCACCAGAATCACGCAAGATCTGGTGCATATATACATCACCTAAAGATGACGTTGAAACCTTCTTGATACACTCAGTTCCTTCTCTCTTCCTTAATCCCTCAGTAAGAGAACTCATTCCATTAATCTGCTCGTCACCCTGACTTGGATCTCTTGAAGCGTCAGGTTGTAATGACGCACCCTGTATCAGATTAGGGATTGTTGAACTTACTAAATTAGCCACGTAAATAACTCCTGTTTCTTCCTAGTAATCCAAAGGCAGGGGAGAAGGTAGGGAATGGATTAATGTTTTGCCCACCTGTTAGAGAATTAGCTTGTGCTTGATCTAATTCAACTCTTTGCAGTTCAACAAGTGCTGCTTGTTCATCTACAGCAGTGTATTTAAAAATAGAATCATCAGCTAAAACTCGATCACTAAATACTCTCGCTGATCGTATTGTTGTCCATCTGTTATAAGCCTCTGGACATTCATTCCAAGGAAGGAACCAAACCACATCAGCTTTAATGTTTTCTGTCACGCTATCAGGGATGGTATATGTTCTTTCGTCTTTGTCGTAAACCTTCTGTCCTCTTAAAATAAAGCGTCCATTCCACTCATATTGATCGGGAGAGAAAGAAACTAGATTGCTTGGTACAACAAACTGACTATCTGTATTCTTTGTAAATTCATATTCATATTCTGTGTTCCAGCTCCATCCTCTAGTTTGACCTTCTTTAAAGAACTCAAGGATGGTTCTTTCAGCCATTGCTGCTTCTGCTATCTGCTCATTTTCAAGACTGTTTACAGGTTGTTCACCTATGTTTTGAAGGCAAATATTAACTGCTTCTAATAGTGTTGTTCTGCCCGGCGTGGCAGATTGATTGAGGAGTCCCATAACTAACTGCACGTATGCAGACTTAGTTTAACTGAAGAAAAGAAAAAAAGCCCCTACCGATGGGGAATAGGGGCTTGTTGTTTTTAGTGGTTA